TGCAATCAATGGTGATGTTACTGGTACAGCAACCTCCTTCAACGGTGGTGCGGACATTAGTATCGCAGCAGCGATTACTGCTGGTTCGATTATCAATGCTGATATTAAGTCCGATGCCGCAATTGTAGACACTAAACTTGCTACAATCGCTACTGCGGGTAAGGTAAATAACTCTGCAACAACTGCTACTGCCGCAAACACTGGGTCTGCAATCATTGCCCGTGATGCGAGTGGTAACTTTGCTGGTGGTACATTCACTGGTGAAGTCAACCGTGATGCAAAGACTACAGTAACCGCAGGAACATATGGTTCTGCAACTGCAATCCCTGTCCTTACAATTGACGCAAATGGTTTTGTTGACAGTGCAGGAACGATTGGTGTATCTGGTATCACTGGTGTAACATACGACTCAAGTAATGGTAATCTTACTATCGCAACAAGCGGAGACGACTTTGTTGATAACATTAACTTAAGTCCATTCACTACTGCGAACTTGGCCGAGAACACCAATCTCTACTACACCAACGCAAGAGCAAGAGCATCTATCGCAGGTCGTAACGGACTTGCATATAATGCTTCTACTGGTGTGATGGATATTGACTCTGCAAATGTCAAGGGAATGTTCTCTGGTGGAACAGGTATCACCTATAGTAATGGTGCAATCTCTACCACAGATGGAGACATTGTCCACGATAACTTGAGTGGATTTGTTGCAAACGAACACATTGACCATAGTGGTGTGTCGGTAACTGCGGGTACTGGTTTAACTGGTGGTGGTACGATTGCTGCAACTAGAACGTTAAATGTTATTGGTGGTAAGGGTATTACCGCAAATGCAAATGATATTCAGGTTGACTCAGCAAACATCAAAGGTATGTTTAGTGCAAGTGGTTCGTTATCTTACAGTAATGGTGCATTCTCATTCACAGAAAGAACTGCTGCACAGATACTAACTGCACTAAAGACTGTTGATACAAACTCAAGTGGACTTAACGCTGACCTATTAGATGGTCAACAGGGTACTCATTATAGAATCAATGTATATAACAATGCAGGCACGTTGTTAAATTAAGGATAAATAGATAAATGTCAAGATATACAAAAATACAGAACAGAAGTCAATTTATCGAATATTGTTTGAGACGCCTTGGCGCCCCAGTAATAGAAATCAATGTAGAAGATGAACAGATTGATGACCGTGTCAACGATGCGTTACAGTTGTTTAGTGAATATGGCGCTGAAGGTAGTGTAAGAGCATATATTGGTTTCACTATCACACAAGAAGTTGTTGACCGTGGATTCATTGACTTTGACCAAGATACTTTGGGTTCGGGGTTTAGTTCTGATAACATTCTTAATGTTGTTAGAGTTCTTCCAATCAACGACTCAGCTTCAAGTGTTAACTTCATGGACGTTAAATATCAGATGCGTCTTAATGATATGTGGGACTTACAAAACGGTGGTAGTGGTGGACTCGCACAGTTCGAACAGATGCAACAGTTCTTATCGACAATCGACTTGAAGTTAACTGGTCATCCACAGATTCAGTGGTCGAAAGCGGGTAATACATTAAACATATTTGGTGATATTTCTGGGACGACTGGTGACCTACGAGTAGGTTCTAAGATAATGATGGAGTTGTATATGACAACCGATGCTAATCTCAACGGTAAAATCTATAACAACATCTTCCTAAAAGAATATGCGACTGCCCTTATTAAAGAACAGTGGGGACAGAACCTAATAAAATTCGAAGGAATGATACTTCCAGGCGGTGTTCAATTGAATGGTCGTCAAATATTAGAAGATGCCAAACAAGAAATTGAAGCAATTAGGCAACGAATATATAATGAGTATGACACTCCACCAGACTTCTTTGTAGGATAACATAATGGCAACGAACCCGTATTTCAAACAAGGTGTTCGTTCTGAACAAAACGTCTATGAGGACATCATAATTGAAGCCCTCCAGATGTATGGACAGGATGTATATTACCTCCCACGAGAAATCGTTAACAAGGATAAGATATTCCTTGATGACGTACCTTCACGTTTTGGTTCCGCATACAAGATAGAAATGTATATCGAGAACACCGAAGCGTTTGATGGAGAGGGAGACCTGTTCACTAAGTTTGGTATCGAACTCCGAGACCAAGCAAACTTCATTGTCTCTAGAAAGAGATGGAAACAACTTGTCGGTACACGTCTAGCAGAGAAGGCAAACTTCCGTCCCCGTGAAGGTGACCTAATCTACTTGACACTGTCACAATCTATATTCGAGATTCGTAAGGTAGAGACTGAGAGTCCATTCTTCCAGTTACAAAACCTTCCCACGTTCCGTATGCAGTGTGAACTGTTTGAGTACAATGACGAAGACTTTGATACTCGTGTTGTTGAAATCAACGATGTCGAAGAAGAGTCTGCATTCCAGTACTTCTTAACTATGGCGACTGGAACTGGACTATCGTATCAAGTCGGTGAAATTGTCACTCAGACATTCGATGATTACGTCATGAAGGGTGAAGTTACTGATTGGTCAGACTCCGATGGATTCCTACAAATCGCACACGCTGGTGCAACTGATGGTAAGTTCCACACGTTCGTGAATAATACACCATTAGTTGGTTCGACATCATTAACGAGTGCTACACCTACCTTCGTTGAGGAATTAAACAATATTCAACGTGACGCACAGAACCAAACCTTTGATGATTTCGAATCAGACTTCTTAGACTTTAGTGAGTCTAATCCCTTTGGAGACTTATAATGTTTGGAACATGGTTTTATCATAAGAGAGTAAGAACTGCGGTATCTGTATTTGGGTCGATGTTCAACAACTTACACGTCCTTCGTCACAACAGTGCTGGCGAGACTATATCGCAAGTTAAAGTGCCATTGTCCTATGCACCAAAGAGAAACTTCATCTCACGTATAGAAGAGATGAACAGGGGTGAGGATGCGGAACGTAGGGTTGCTATCAAGTTACCTCGTATGTCTTTCGAGATTACGAATATGGTTTATGATGCGACACGACAGTTACCCAAGACAAACAACATATCCTCGGTAGTGACCAATAGCGTTACAGCCAGACGTAAACTCTACACGTCCACTCCGTACACAATATCGTTTCAGTTGAACATCTATGCAAAGTCACAGGACGATGCATTACAACTTGTTGAACAGATTCTACCATACTTTGCACCACAGTATACGTTAACGATTAAACCTTTTGCTGATATTGACACATTAACCGAAGACGTTCCTATAACACTTTCGGGTGTAACCTTCCAAGACGATTTCGAAGGTGCGGTAGAACAACGTAGAACAATCATATATACATTAGACTTCGAAATGAAGATTGCCTTATATGGCCCTGAGTCTAATAAGTCTATTATCCGTGATGTACGTAATAACTTATTCTTAAAAGAAGCGGGTCTAAACGACAGTGATGTTTATATCAAGACTATGCAAATCACCCCTAATCCGACTTCGGTCAGTGTGGACAGTGATTACGGCTTTATAAATACTGACATAGACAGTAGTGGATAATATATGAGTGATACCAGTAACGATAAGAATATCAAAGATGACTATACAACCTCCCGTGATACCTATCATGATATAATCGAGAAGGGTAGGGAGAGTATGGATTTGATGATTGAGGTGGCACGTGAGAGTGAACACCCCCGTGCCTTTGAAGTACTATCTGGTATGATGAAGAACATGGCAGATGTCACTGACAAACTGATGGACTTGAATAAGAAACACAAGGAAATCAACCAGACCGATGAACCCAAACAAATTGGTGGTACAACTACCAATAACCTGTTCGTAGGAACTACCACAGACCTACAACGTCTTATACAGAATGAAAAACAAGTGGATACCATAATAGATGTCGAACCCGAACAGGAATGAATCCTATCTAGGTAACATTAATGTTAAGCGTGATGGAGTTCAACATAGTTTTACCGAATGGGAAATCAAAGAATACTTAAAGTGTTCGAGTGACCCTGTATACTTCTGTAAGAATTATCTAAAAGTAATCTCTCTGGATGACGGGTTAGTGCCGTTTGACTTGTATCCATATCAAGAGACGATGTTTGACCACTTCAATAAAAACCGATTCTCTATCGTACTTGCGTGTAGACAGTCAGGTAAATCAATCAGTTCGGTTGGTTACATACTCTGGTTTGCGGTCTTCCACAGTGAGAAGGTCATTGCTGTACTTGCGAACAAAGGTTCTACTGCAAGGGAGATGTTGGGTCGTGTCACACTCATGTTGGAGAACCTTCCGTTCTTCCTTCAGCCGGGCACTAAGGCACTCAACAAGGGTTCTATCGAATTCAGTAACAACTCACGTATCATTGCCGCATCTACCTCTGGTAGTTCTATTCGTGGTATGTCGGTTAACCTATTGTTCCTAGATGAGTTTGCGTTTGTTGAACGTGCAAATGAGTTCTACACTTCTACCTATCCTGTTATCTCTGCGGGTAAAGATACTAAGGTTATCATTACATCTACCGCAAATGGTATCGGTAATACGTTCCATAAGATATGGGAAGGTGCGGTACAGAAGGTAAATGACTTCATTCCGTTTACAGTGAACTGGTATGATGTGCCGGGCCGAGACGAGGCATGGAAGAAACAGACGATAGGTAATACATCCCAATTACAGTTTGACCAAGAATTTGGCAATACTTTCTTCGGAACAGGTGACACCCTAATTAATGCCGAGACACTATTGGGGTTTCGTGCAACACAACCCTCATCTCATCGTGAAGGGGGTGACTTTTTAATATATGACAATCCAGAACAAGAACACGAATATGTTATGTGTGTGGACGTATCAAAAGGAAGAGGTCAAGATTATTCTACGTTTAACGTAATCGACATTAGCACAAGACCTTTCAAACAGGTTGCTGTCTATCGCAATAATACTATTTCTCCATTACTCTTTCCTAATATTATATATAAGTATGCAAATTTCTACAATGAGGCATATGTTGTTGTTGAATCAAACGACCAAGGTACGGTTGTGTGTAATGGACTGTATCAAGACCTAGAGTATGAGAACCTTCATATGGAGTCCGCAGTCAAGGCAGACCGAATTGGCATAGAGATAAATAGGAAGACCAAGAGACTTGGTTGTTCTTCTATTAAGGATATATTGGAAGAGAAGAAGTTGAGTATCGTTGATGAGAATACCATCATGGAGATATCAACCTTTACTTCAAGAGGTCAGTCATACGAAGCTTCTGATGGTAACCACGATGACCTAATGATGAATCTGGTTATGTTCGGATACTTTGTAACGTCACAGTTCTTTGCTGACATGACAGACATTAATCTTAAAGAGATGATGTTTGCAAGGAAGATGAAAGAGATTGACGATGACGTACCACCAGTTGGTTTCATTGATAATGGACTACAGGATATAGAAGAAGAAGAGACTTCGACTAGAGGATGGCACGCATTCGAAGGTGGAACCGAGTGGTAATAAAGGTATTCAGCTTTCCCCTGAAGAGCTAGGATTATACACTATTTTACATAATTTGTCAAGCCCTTTTCTATAAATAAGGTAATGTATAAATAAAGGTAAGTGAAAGAATTTACCGTATTATGAAAACTTATAATTAGAAAAACTAAAGGAAAAAAGTTATGGCTTTATTTACTCCCTCTGCTTCTCCTGCTGTAACAGTAAAAGAAATTGACCTGACGGGCGTAGTCCCCAATGTGCAAACTTCTACTGGTGCATATGTAGGAAACTTCGGATGGGGCCCAGTCGGTGTTGCAACATTAGTCTCAGATGAGACTGGTCTAGTAAGCACATTCAGCGCACCAATCGATGCAAACTCAGTAGACTTCCACTCTGCTGCATATTTTTTAAGATACTCCAATTCACTGTACGTAGTACGTGAACAGGACTCCGATGCTAGAAACGCTGTCGCAAACCATACCTCGTTAGGTTCGGTAACTGCACAGACTATTGGTAACCGAGACGCATTTGAAGCACTTGCTTTAGATAGTTCTGATGGTGCCTTTATTGCGAAATTTCCTGGCAAGATTGGTAACTCACTAAAGGTCTCTATTACAGGAACAGACAGTGCTAATGGTTCGTTAACAAACTTCAACGCATGGGCCTATAAAGGTTCTTTCGATGGAGCTCCAGGCACATCTCCTTTCGCTACTGGTGTTGGTGCATCTAACGATGAAATCCACATTGCAGTTATCGATGAGATTGGTGATATTACTGGAACGCCCGGCACAGTCCTAGAAACATTCCCGTACCTATCTGTTGCTTCAAACGCAAAATCTCCTGATGGAACATCAAACTACTTTAAAGACGTATTGAAGAATCGTTCTGCTTGGATTTATTCTGGTCAACTACATAGTGGTGACTCAGACGGAACTAGTGACCTTGGTGGACGAAGCACACAATGGGGTAATCCCGCTGTAGATGCTCGTGATTTTAAAACTGGTGGTAACGCTACTAATATGCAAGATACTTGGTCGTTTGCTTCTGGAATAACTTCCTCTTCCCTTGGAACCGATGACGTTCTTCGTGGATTCGATAAATTCGAAGACAAAGATAACATCGAAGTAGATTTTCTAATTGCACCTGAATCATTAGCTGACGCAACCGCTACTACTGTCGTAAATGACTTAGTCGCTACTGCTGCTTCTATACGTAAGGACTGTGTTGCTGTTGCATCACCTTCTCGTAACGCTGTTATTACTTTAGGCACCAACGCTGGTGTTCTTGCTTGTAACAACACATACACGAAGTCGTCTTACTTGGTACAGGACAACAACTACATCAAAGTATTTGATAAGTACAATGATAAGTATATCAAGATTCCTGCTGCATCTTCCACTGCTGGTCTTATGGCTGCAACCGACTTAGTCGCTGCACCGTGGTTCAGTCCTGCTGGTTCTAGACGTGGTCGTTACCTTGGTATTACCGACATCGTAGTATCTCCGACTAAAGCGGAAAGAGATGCATTGTACAAGGTTGGTATTAACCCAATCGCAAATATCCCAGGCGAAGGCATCATGCTCTTCGGTGATAAGACAAACGAATCAAGACCTTCTGCATTTGACAGAATTAATGTTCGTAGATTGTTCCTCGCTGTAGAACGTGCAATTTCGATTGCAGGACGTAACGTAATGTTTGAATTCAATGACGAGTTTACTCGTGCTGAGTTCGTTAACATCGTTGAACCGTTCCTTCGTGAGATTCAAGGTAGACGTGGTATCACGGACTTCCGAGTAATCTGTGATACAACCAATAACACGCCTGCTGTTGTTGACCGTAATGAATTCATTGCTTCTATCTTCATCAAACCCGCTCGTTCTATTAACTACGTAACATTGAATTTTGTTGCAGTTAGAACTGGTGTTGAGTTTGAAGAAGTAGTTGGCACAGTATAAAGGAGTATTGAGAAATGGCAATTTTAGGCGTAGATGATTTTAAATCAAAACTAAGAGGCGGGGGCGCACGTCCCAACCTCTTTAAAACAACGGTCAACTTTCCTGGCTATGCAGGGGGTGATGTAGAACTTACATCCTTCTTGTGTAAGACGGCACAGTTACCCGCTTCAGTAATGAATGTATTCGAAGTTCCGTTCCGAGGTCGTCAATTAAAAATGGCGGGTGACCGAACATTTGAACCTTGGACAATTACTATCATTAATGATACCGATTTCGCAATCCGTAATGCTATGGAACGTTGGATGAATGGTATGAATGCTCATCAGCAAAATACAGGTCTTAGTAATCCAGTTGATTATCAAGCAGACCTGATTATCGAGCAGTTGGACAGAGATGGTACTACACTGAAGACTTATAACTTCCGTGGGTGTTTTCCAACAAGCGTCAGTGCTATTGACGTGAGTTATGAGACAGTAGACGCTATTGAAGAGTTTACAGTTGACTTCCAGATTCAATATTGGGAATCAGATACCACTAGTTAATCTAGTTATAGATAAGGGGGTAGGGTATAAAACTCTACCCTTTTATTTTAGGTTTTATAATATGGAAAACGCAAACGTGTTGCAGGAACGATAAATGGCAGAACAAGATAACAGTATTCTCAAACTCTTCGGTTTCGAGTTAAAACGTCAAAACGCTAACAAGGCAGCCGAAAAAGAATCAGAGAAGTTAAAGTCGATTGTTGCTCCCACCGATGAAGATGGTGCGGGTTACGTTACTGCGTCTGGTAGTCACTATGGTCAGTACATTGACATGGAAGGCAGTCAGGCAAAAGACAACCAACAGTTAATAATGAAGTACCGTGGTGTCGCACAACACCCTGAAGTAGATGCTGCTGTAGAAGATATCGTCAATGAATCAATCATTGGTTCAGAGATGGACATCTCATGTGAAATCAATCTAGACAAAGTAGAAGCACCTAACAACATCAAAAAACAAATGACCGAAGAGTTCAACAACATCTATGGTATGTTGAAGTTCACAGATTTGGGTCATGACATATTCCGTTCATTCTATGTTGATGGTCGTATATACCACCACCTCGTAGTTAATGAATCCAATCTTAAGGCTGGTATCCAAGAAATCAGAACGATTGATGCCGCAAAGATTCGCAAAGTAAAAGAAGTAAAACATAAGAAAGACCAACTGACAGGTGCAAAGATTGTCGAAAAGGTCTCAGAATTTTATATCTATCAAGAGAAGTCAGGCACCAACCAAGGTGTGAAACTTTCTCCCGATAGTGTTTCTTACGTATCAAGTGGTCTACTAGACCCTAGTAAGAAACAGGTTGTGTCCTATCTACATAAGGCATTAAAACCTATCAACCAATTACGTATGATGGAAGACAGTCTTGTTATCTATCGTCTCGCACGTGCGCCTGAAAGACGTATCTTCTATATTGACGTAGGTAATATGCCTCGTAATAAGTCAGAAGCATATATGCGTGATATCATGGCACGTTATCGTAACAAGATTGTTTACGATTCTAGTACGGGTCAATTGAAAGATGACCGTAAACATATGTCTATGTTGGAAGACTTCTGGTTACCACGTAGAGAAGGTGGTCGTGGTACTGAGATTAGTACACTGCCTGGCGGTGAGAACCTTGGACAGATAGATGACATCATCTACTTCCAGAAGAGACTGTATCGTTCATTGAACGTACCTGTAGCCCGTTTAGAACAGGAGTCGAGTTTTACGTTGGGTCGTTCAACCGAAATCTCTAGGGACGAAGTTAAGTTCCAGAAGTTCATTGACCGTCTACGTAAACGTTTCGCTACACTGTTTACTGGTATACTCAAGAAGCAACTCATACTGAAAGGTGTTATCACTGAACAGGATTGGGATGAGTGGAAGAGTTTTATCACGGTAGACTTCCAGCGAGATAATCACTTTACTGAATTAAAGAATTCGGAGTTGTTACAGAATAGACTCCAGACTCTTGACCAAGTGTCTCAGTATGTGGGTGAATATTTCTCACGTGAGTGGGCAATGAAAAACGTAATGATGTTCTCTGATGAGGATATCGAAGAAATGAAACAACAAGTCGAAGGTGAAAACGCAACCGTAGACGAAGACGATGAGGAAGTAGAATGAGTGAAATAGAAAATTCAGAAGGTGAAGTAGCAGAAGTATCTGCGGTACAAGAGTTAATTGACAACATTACTGATGGTGAACTAAACGCAGCTGCGGGTTCATTCCAGAGTCTTATTCAAGATAAGATGGCGGATGCACTTGAAGCACAACGTGTTGCTGTTGCAAACACTATGTTTAATGATGACGATGACTCAGATATCGAAGAGATAGAGTCTGAAGAAGATGATGATGTTGAAGACGAAGAAGAAGTTATCGCTGAACTGGAAGACGAAGATTAATATTATTTATAAAATCTAATTCTTATAAATAATAGTATGAAATCTTATAAAGAAATTCTTACAGAATTAAAAGACCGCAAACCGAAAGGGGAAGTGGTCTTCGATAAAAAGATTAAACGCATCCCCGTCCTTATTGTTAAGGACAAGGGGACTTTACCGTTTGTGGTATATATTGATGGTGACCGTTTGGATGCCTTCAAATCACAAAAGGATGCAGAGAAGTCTGCTGAAAAAGTAATAAAGGAATTAACATGAAGTTAATTACAGAGTTTACAGAAAACGAAACTCTATCTTGTTTGATAGAGAAGAAAGATAACGGTGATAAATCATACGTTATTGAAGGCGTTTTCGCACAGGCGGATAAAAAGAATCGTAACGGACGTGTTTACCCCAAAGCCATTATGGAAAGGGCAGTAGACAAGTACGTTGTAGAACAGGTTAACAAGAAGCGGGCGGTAGGTGAGTTAAATCATCCTGAAGGCCCCACAGTTAACTTGGACAAAGTTTCGCATCTCATCACCTCTCTCAAGTTTGAGGGAAATGATGTGGTCGGAAAGGCACAAATATTGGATACTCCTATGGGTAAGATTGTAAAAGGTCTTCTTGAAGGTGGTGTACAACTAGGAGTGTCAACTCGTGGTATGGGTAGTCTTGAGCAAAGAAATGGCGCAATGGTCGTCAAAGACGACTTTATTCTTAGTACTGTTGATATAGTACAAGACCCTAGCGCACCTGAAGCTTTCGTTAATGGTATAATGGAAGGTGTAGACTGGGTCTGGAATAACGGTGTTCTTACACCTCAAGTAATTGAAAAAATGGAGACTGAAATTAGAAACGCTCCGAAAACTGTCTTATATGAGACAAGTGTTCGAGAGTTCAAAAATTTCCTCTCGTTAATTAAATCTAATATGTAAAGGAGTCAATTATGACTGAAGAAAATAAAGTCGAAGTTGAACTTCACGATGAAGACATTAACGACATTGTGGAAGAAACTCTCGAAGAAGGTGGCGCCCTAGAGCCAAAAGCAAAGGGGAATGCTAAAGATGCAAATGCAACTGACGAAGAAGAGTCAATCGCATCTGTAGACAAAGCAGCAGACGCTACCAAAAAATCTCCTGTTCCAAAAACAAAAGCAGGCATGATTAATGCTATGAGCATGAAGTTGCATCAACAGAACAAAGAGCAACTGAAAGCTTCATACGGTAAGATGATGGGTGAAGAAGTTGAAGAAGGCGAAGATTCAATTGTGGAAACACAACTTGATACCTCTGCTGAACTGAACGCATTAGTCGAATCTGAAGCAACACTCAGTGATGAGTTTAAAGCTAAAACTGCTGTAATTTTTGAAGCAGCTGTAAAATCTAAACTGTCTGAAGAAGTAGACCGTATAGAAGCGCAGTACAAGGAAGAGTTAGCAGAAGAATTATCTTCTACTAAATCAGAACTTGTAGAAAAAGTAGACAGCTACCTGAACTATGTAGTTGAAACTTGGGTCGAAGAAAATCAAGTTGCAATCCAGAACGGTCTCCGTACTGAAATTGCCGAGACTTTCATGGAGAAAATGAAGGACTTATTTACTGAGTCTTACATTGATGTTCCCGAATCCAAGGTTGACCTAGTTGACGAACTTGCTGAATCCGTAGAAGAGTTGGAAACTAAACTCAACGAAACTACTCAGAAAGTTATTGACACTACCGAAGAACTGGAAGTTTACAAACGTGAAACGATTATTCGTGAATCGTCACGTGACCTTGCAGACACTCAAGTAGAAAAATTGAAGTCACTCGTAGAGAGTATTGATTTTGAAGACGAAGCTTCCTTCGCCGCCAAAGTTAGAACTGTCGTAGAGTCGTACTTTACCAAAGAAATCTCTGATGATGGAGAAGTAGAAGCTATTCAAGAAGATGCAGACGTAACAACTGAAGTCTCTTCTGTAATGGAATCTTACTTAACCGCAATCCGAAAAAACGCATCTAAATTATAGGAATATTAAAAATGCAATCTTACGATACACTAATCGAAAAATGGGCTCCCGTATTAAACGAAGAGTCAGCTGGCCCGATAATGGACAATCACAGACGTTCTGTTACTGCCGTTATCCTTGAAAACCAAGAAAAAGCAATGATGGAGCAGAATACTGCATCACATGGCTTCATGACCGAAAACGCTGCTTCTGGTGCTAATAACACTGGTTCAGTAAACAACTTTGACCCAGTATTAATTTCACTGGTTCGCCGTGCAATGCCTAACCTAATCGCATACGATGTATGTGGTGTACAACCAATGAACGGCCCAACTGGTCTCATCTTTGCGATGAAGTCACGTTATAAGGGTGGAGCAACTGGTAACCGTGAAGCACTATTCAACGAAGCTGAGACTCAGTTCTCTGGTGATAGTTCTGGTACTCACGATTCTGATAACGCTTCTGGTTGGAACGGAATTGACTCAGAAGGCGCTCGTCTAACTAGTCTTGCTGCTGGCGGAATGCCAACTGTAGACGCAGAGGCACTTGGTCGTACTGGTGGTTCAGCGTTCAACGAGATGGGTTTCACCATCGAACGTCAAACTGTTACTGCTAAGTCACGTGCTTTGAAAGCTGAGTACACTCTAGAACTTGCACAAGACCTTAAAGCAATCCACGGTCTTGACGCTGAAACAGAACTGGCTAACATCCTCTCTACTGAAATCCTTGCGGAAATCAACCGAGAAGTTATCCGTACTGTAAACAGTCAAGCAAAAACTGGTGCTCAACAGTCTAACGTTACCGCTAAAGGTATCTTCAATATGTCTGCTGACACCGATGGTCGTTGGTCTGCTGAGAAGTTCAAAGGTCTTGGTGTTCAAATTGACCGTGAATGTAACGTCATTGCTAAAGAAACTAGACGTGGTAAAGGTAACGTAGTAATCTGTTCTTCAGATGTTGCTACTGCACTTGCTGCTGCTGGTACTTTGGACTATGCTCCTGCTATCAACAACAACCTTCAGGTTGATGACACTGGTAACACTTTTGCTGGTTTGTTAAATGGACGCATCCGTGTGTACATTGACCCATATGCCAACGTAGACTATGTAACTGTTGGTTATAAGGGTACTAACCCATATGACAGCGGTGTATTCTACTGCCCATATGTTCCATTACAAATGGTTAAAGCTGTTGGCGAAGATGACTTCCAACCACGTATCGGGTTCAAAACTCGTTATGGTATGGCATCTAACCCATTCGTTGGTGCTACACCTTCGGACGGTCTTGCTACTGCTAAGACTAACCAGTACTACAGAATCTTCAAGATTACTAACATCTTGACTTAATCTGTATATAAGAAGAGTGAGGTTAACTCACCGTTCTTTAAACCCTCATCTTCGGATGGGGGTTTTTTTTGTCTTATAAATACATACATGGAAGATGCTCTGCGTATCAAGTGGTACGTACCGCACTAGTGGAAAGGAACCCACAATCGGAAAGACACCAACAGGAGATTGATATGAGACTTTTAATCATATCTGCCATGTTGTTCTTGACTGCTTGTAGTACAGTTGATGCGACAGTAGATGGCGCTGGTGGGATTATCAAGGGTGTTGGTTCAGACACTTTCGGTATTACCGCAGGTTTTCTTGACGTAACTTCTAATCTAATTAAAGATGTTGCAGTTAAGACTGGAACCGCTAAGACCGAACCAAAGGAATAAGAATAAAAAAGGGGGACATGGAGTCCCCCGATTGGTTTTAGATTGGAGCGGAATGAGAGAATCGAACTCCCGTCAAAAGGTTGGAAACCTCCTGTAATGCCATTATACTAATTCCGCATTGTTATTATATAGTACCACACTATACAGTTAAAGTCAAGCCGCTTCTAGTATTAATTCGTCCATTAATGTGACATCATCTCCATTCAAATTCAGAGAATTGACAAGACCATTGGTGTCTTTCAAGACCCTTCTTGCAATAAGATATGCAATACTACCCTTTGCGTTACCAGCCAATCTACCTCGAATCACGTCCGTTTGTTTAGGGTGCGTAACCGCATAGGTTTTAAAAGCATCGATTATTTCTTCTTCATCATACGAGGAATCACAATCATCGTTATGTTTGAGAAGTTCATACAGTCCTGTGAGAAAGTATCCTGATACAACCCCAGTTGGATAAACTCGTCTGATTATTGACGCAGCGATTATGAAATTATCAACGACTCTCACCCACTCATCTGACATATGACTAAGACCATTCGTCTCTGAGAAATAAACGTTGCGAAATTCGACAAATCCACCAAACACTCTACCACCAAGAGGATTTAACCCCTCAATATCAAGTCCACAGTTCTTAATCATTTCAAGAAGTTCCAAAGCCCTTGGGTCACCAAAGACAACTTCCGACTTGAAAATTTCTTCCGCCTTCATATTTTCGTTATCAGCATTACGAGACTTGAAGTATTGTGCTTCTGTTTTTTGGCATCGTCTAATTGAAGAACTCATTGGGTGTATAAACTGAGATGACTTCACATGAGTCAATCCGCATAGTCCAGCCATGACGCAACGTCTTAGACCATCCCACACATAACTATCACCACAAGGTCGAATTGCTATATCAATAACCCCAGCTGAGTACATATCATATCCATTCATCTTCTTTAGTTTATTAACTAACTTTTTAAGACGAAGAACACGTTGGTAGGTCACATCGACATAAAGTTTACTTAGAGGAACGACACCAACTTCATTGGGGTTATACGTAGCGTTGGTTTTCATATTGACCAATGTCTTTGACTTGAAGTTGTCGATTTGTAGGATGGCGTCGATGATTTCCTGAACGGATACAACACCAGTGATGGTTGCAAGTGCCCCAGACACTTCACTAAATTTAGTACTTTTACTAATCATAATAATCTCCTGATTATTTTATTTTGTGACATTCGGTATGAATGCCTTACAATTATATATAAGACTTTTATCTCATATAACCCGTTCATTATATAACACCTTTACTATAATGGCAAGCGTTTTATCTAATTATATCAATATCTTTTGCATTTGTATTCCAAGTCTCTTGCACAGTACGTAAACGACCATCCTGTTTAAGATTCTCATATCGATTGGTTGCCTTCTTACGCCACCAATCTGTCACACCCTCAAGACTGAATCGGTCATAGTTATCTGATTTGACGATTGTGTCGGTCTCAAGGTTGAGATACTTCTTCACACTCTCACGGTCATATCCCATAGTAGAGTAGTATGAATTCTTTTGTTGTGTTAGTCCCTTTGCATCAATAAAGGTTTGACAGAACTTAGTGTATGCGTCCATGTCGTATTCCTTTAGAGAGTTCTTGATGATTGATACCATCTTCTGTTGAGTCTTTAACTTACGAGATGATGCATCCTTTGGTACAAGAGGTTCACCCCCATTGCGTTTGATGAACCAGTCACTCAATGTACGATAGTTGTCATCATTGATGAGTGGCGCAAAGTTAGAGTCTGTCTGTCCATTACCAATCAATAGTGGTTTCATACCTGAGTACATAGACACACCACCCTTGGCATTACCGTATAAGGAGGTCGTCTCGAACATACAGATGTTTGCATCATACTTCTTATTAAGTGTCTCACGTACCGTATGCGAGGTACATATAGCTGCAAGTAACTTACCACCAAGGTAGTTGAACCCGAACGGTTGTACTGGTACGATGTTGAATCCCATGATACAGGTCTTGTTGAATCGTTTCATAACCTCACCATTCATGGTGTCCAGAGGTTTGCCCAACCACTCATTACGTGGTCTGCTATTAATAGTAGGAGAACCGAAACGAATCATACCCACAACCATACCACTGTTCTTCTCACGTACTACCCAGTTCATCATCTTGCCTGGAATTGACGCCTCTACAGGTGCGGACGTGGTGATATCCATATAGGACATGAACTGGTCACGATGTGCGGTTGCGATACTGAACTCCATATCCTTGGGGTGCATATCGAAGTTGTTGAACATATCCTCTTCAGGGCCCATGCCAGGCAAAGTGAAGGGCATAGAGTCCATGCGTTCCATCTTAATCTGTCTCATATAGTCGTCAATACGTTCAAAGTTCGCAAAGAACTCGGTAAAGACATTCGCAGCGTATTCTGCGTCAGGTTGTGTAAGTATCATGTAGATTCCTCAGTTATGTTTACCATTCTACAGTATATAGCAATATAAGTCAAGCACTAAATTAAATGAAAATAAGTGTTGCCAAACGTTGCTGTTGTTGTTATAATAAGTACTTAGATAATGAAAAAGGAAGTGACTATGAAGTATATCAAAGAACAAGACCTGTATACACTACAGGAAGACTATAAGAATGCTGTTGAGAAGAACCAACCATGGATAGTCCAAGCAATGGATAAGGTCTTCGATGAGATTGACCAAGGTAAAATACTTGTAGAATATGCAAAATAAGTGTTGCCAAACGTTGCTGTTGTTGTTATAATAAGTACATAAACTAGAGAAAGGAAATGATTATGACTAAATTTGATAAAGAACTATTCACGTGGGACGGTATGTACTTGATGTATCAAGGTGCGTTCGAAGGTTCTCGCACTATGGAGCAAGTGTCTCCGAACTGTCACCCATCTTGGTATGGTATGCCAGAACGCACTTTTGTTGCAAGATTCAAGTATGGTAGTAAACCTTGGAAGAGCTGGGTTAACTTCCTAGTTAAGAACTTCACCATTGAAGAGTATAAAGCACTGAGTGAACAAACCAGTCCGATGCAAGCAATGGAAGTCAAAGGTTTCAAACCACGTAAGAAGAGGGTTGCATAATGCAGTATTTAAAAGAAGTCACTGACTGGGGTTCATATACTTATGTCCCCAACCATACATACATTGTCAATGACGCAGGTCAATTGATGGGTATGATTCCGCAAGGTAAGACCGAAGCTGTTATGTACAAGAAACCAATGAAACAGTTCTCGAAGTCACGTAGAAAATTTATTAAAATAGAGGTTAAATAATATGAGTAATAAAGAAATGTATGAAGTAAGACTGGCACTAACTGGCCAATCACAATTGAAGTGGTACGCATTTGATACCGCAAAAGAAGCAGTGAAGTTCGCACTAAAAGCGATGCACGAAGAAGGGTTTACCGTTTCTGGTAAGACCTTCGAAGAGAAGTTCGAAGAACTTGAATGGATTGGTAAGGGAAGGGTGCATTGTAATGCTTAAGTCATTTTACTTTTACTTTATGTCTTACCGTGAATCTGGTGTGTCGTTAATAGGTTCTTTCCAGTCGGCACTCGAACTGACAATTCTAGAGTATAAGGATTATGACGATGAGGTATGATTATCATAGATTGATTGCGAACGCTCTTGCGGCACAGATACGTGCTAACTCTGATTGGGGTCAACAGTACTGGGAAGGTGTCGTAAAACAACTCACAGAAAATATGAGAAAACAAGATTCCGTTCACTAACTCTTATAAATAGCATATATAATACATGAGAGGATATTATGGCAATCACATCTAATGTTCAGATAGATAACTCTGAACTGACAACCAACTTAAACTACCTACAACCTACTGGGTTTAAGGTAGTAATCGACCGAACAAAGTATCCCAACATGGAGTACTTTGCACAGTCTGTGTCACATCCAGGCGCTCAGTTAAATCCTTTGGAATTACCTGTACGTAGAATTACATCTGTACCTTTAGCTGGTGACAAGATGACATTCTCGGAAGTGTCCTTCTCTATCATCCTTGACGAGAACATGACATCCTATCGAGAGATGTTTGATTGGATGACTCGTATAGTGAATGATGGTCAGGTATCCGCACTTGAACGTACAACCAAGATACCTACCTATGCAGACATAACTCTACACGTTCTGTCTAGTGCGAACAACACTGTACAGAAGATTCGTTATAAGGATTGTGTACCTACAGGACTTGGTGCGATAGAATTCGTGTCTACTACTGGCGATACTACTTACGTAACATTTGATGCACAATTTAGGTTCTCACAATTCGAAATAGTTTAACAACACATTATGGTATATTATGATTGATTTAGAAAGTATTTTAGCGGAGTGGAAAGAAGACTCCCAAATAAGTCCGCACCAGTTAGACGAGACTTCTCGTGTGACTCCTTCTCTCCATGCAAAGTATCTTGAGTATCTGTCTCTGACTAAACTTCGACTGAAGAAGTCAGAGTTCAAACAGAAAACCTTACTCAAGGACAAGTACCTTTATTATGAAGGTAAGATGTCGCAGGACGATATTCAGGCACGGGGGTGGGCTTATGACCCCTATGAGGGCCTTAGTGCGACCACCAAGAACTTCAAAGAATATTATTACGACTCCGACAAAGAAATACAAGAGTCCGAGATGACAATCCAGTATCTCAAAACTATTGTAGAAACCCTCACTGAGATTGTCAATAATCTCAACTGGCGTCATCAGACAATTGGTAACATGATACGTTGGAGAAGTTTCGAAGCTGGTAGTTAATTCGTACATATATAGATGTATGACACTACCTAATACTATTACCGTCTCCCTGAGAGACCATGCGATGATGTTGATTGATTGTAATCAGCATCAACTCCAAGAACTCCGTGACTACTTCTCGTTCTTTGTGCCTGGCCATAAATATATGCCAGCATTTAAGACGAGGAAGTGGGACGGAAAAATCAAACTTTTTAATCAGATTACTCGTGAGTTAAATGCGGGTCTCTACGAACATCTGAAAAAGTTTTGTACTGACCGTATGTACCCTCTCCAATTACAAGAGACTGATTACGGTCATCCCGCACTGACTAACAAAGTAGACCATCAATGGTTAATAAAGTTCCAGTCAGAACTTGGTCTACCCTTTCCATTATATGACTATCAGTATGATGCGGTCACACACGGCATCGAAAAGAAACGTGCAATCCTTTTGTCGCCTACAGGTAGTGGTAAGTCATATATCATCTATAACCTAATGCGATGGTACATGGACGGATACCCTGATAAACAGATTCTTATTGTTGTTCCTACTACAAGTTTGGTGGAACAACTGTACAAAGACTTTGAGGACTATGGTTATGATGTGGCTAATAATGTACATCGTATCTATGGTGGTAAAGACAAGAACACGACAAAACCTATAATCATCTCTACATGGCAGTCCATCTATAAGTTCCCGAAGGAATGGTTCGAGACAATGGGTTGTGTGTTTGGTGATGAGGTTCATCTATTTAAGGCAAAATCTCTATCTGGTATAATGAACAAGTGTGTGAATGCGGAGTATCGATTCGGCACTACAGGTACGCTGGACGGTACAGAGACCAATAAACTTGTACTGGAAGGGTTGTTCGGCCCGACTAGGCGAGTGACTATGACCAAGGATTTGCAAGAGAAGGGTACACTCGCAAAGTTAGATATTACTATATTGTTATTGCGTTATCATAATGACATATGTGTCATGATGCAGGGTAAGACTTACCAAGAGGAAATGGACTATATTGTCACAAATGAGAAACGTAATAAACTTATAAGTAACCTTACGATAGACCAGAAAGGTAATACGCTGGTTCTATTTCAATTCGTAGAGAAACACGGTAAACCGTTATTCGATATGATTAAGGATAAAGCAGGTGACCGACCTGTGTACTATGTGTCAGGAGAAGTCGAAACATCTGACCGTGAACAGATACGAGGTATTGTGGAAGGACAGAAGAATGCGATTATTGTGGCGAGTCTTGGAACATTCAGTACAGGTATCAATATTAAGAATTTGCACAATATAGTATTCGCATCCCCTAGTAAGAGTCAGGTTAAGGTACTGCAATCGATAGGGCGAGGACTGAGGAAGTCTGATGATGGCTCTGTGACCAAATTGTATGATATAGCGGATGACCTTCACGTTAAGTCACATAAGAACTTTACACTGCGCCACAGTGCAGAAAGAATTAAGATATATACTAAAGAGCAGTTTCCTTATAACATATATAAATTGGATTTAAAATGAGTGATAAAGAATTGAGACAATTTAAAACAACATCTGGTGAAGAGGTTGTGTGTGAAGTGGTGCAATGGGGTGTTGAACACGAAGACGAAATATTGATTCGTGCAGCAATGCGTCTGGTATTAGTAGAAACTGACGATGGGATAAAGTATTACTCATTCAGACCATGGATGGTATACCAAGAACATCCAGATGATTTGATGATTATGAACGTCAACAATGTTGTGGGTACAGCATATCCACCTGAGACTTTGTTAGTACAATATCATGAGGCTGTCACTGAAATGGCAGAGATGAATGCATCTCGTGAACAAGAATACAATCAGACATTCTCAGAGAAGGCACAAACCCAAAGACGAGCTCCCGAAGATAAGATTGATAAGATGTTACATTCCATGGATAGTGGTAGTAACGTTATTAAGTTATTTGGTGGTGACCCAGAACAGGTTCATTAATGGTATTCAGCTTCCCTGAACGCTAAAGCTTATTATACAGTGAGTAACAACTTTTGTCAACCCTAAAAGAAAAAAATAAAATCGGATTCACCTGTAGCGCATTCGACCTGTTTCATGCGGGTCATGTCGCTATGCTTAAAGAAGCACGGACTGTCTGTGACTACCTTATAGTAGGACTACAGACCGACCCTAGTGTAGACCGTCCCGAAAAGAACAAACCAGTTCAATCAATAGCTGAAAGATACGTACAAGTTCAGGGTTGTAAGTATGTGGATGAGATAATCCCATACGAGTCAGAAGAGGACTTGTTACGACTAATGCAGTTGATTCAGTTTGACGTTAGAGTTATTGGTGAAGAGTACAGAGAAAAAGATTTCACTGGCAAGGGTTATGCGCTTGACAATTGTCTTGAAGTGTATTATAATGGTAGACATCACAACATCTCTAGTACTAATTTGAGAAACAAAATGGAAATTAAAAATGACTGAAGAAATTAAAAAACCCGTAAAAGTAAAACCGAAGGACAAACCGCATTATGTAAACAATGCAATGTTCTCTCAGTCCGTAGTGGATTACTGTACAAAAGTATTAGAAGCGAAGGAGTCAAAAATTCCACACCCCGTAGTACCTGACTACATTGCACTATGTTTCTTAAAGATATGTGAGGGACTATCCCACAAGGCAAACTTCGTCCGTTACACCTATCGTGAAGAGATGGTGATGGATGCAGTAGAGAACTGTCTAAAGGCAATTGAGAACTACAACATTGAAGCGGCAACTCGTACTGGTAAACCTAATGCGTTTGCATACTTCACCCAGATTTCTTGGTTCGCATTCCTACGTAGGATTGAGAAAGAAAAGAAACAACAAGACATCAAGATGCGTTATATGGAACAGGCTGGTGTTGAACAGTTTCTTGATAATGAACTAGGTGATGCCCATTCTCACCAAATCGCCAACGCATTCGTTGACACACTCAGATTCCGTATTGATGAAATCAAGGACAAGGATAAAGAGTGGAAAGAGATTGTTAAGAAGGAACGCAAGAGACGTACCGTCAAGGTTGATTCCGACTTAGGTAATTTTATAGAGTAACATATGCTTGACTTTTTATGACAACAATGTTATAATGTCACCTACCAATGAAGAAAGAGATTAGATAATGAAAGTGGCTATACTTAACGACACACACGCAGGGTGTCGCAACTCCTCTGACATTTTTATGGCATATCAGGAACGCTTCTATACTGAAGTGTTCTTTCCATATCTGTTAGAAAATAATATCAGACATATCCTACACTTGGGTGATTATTACGATAACCGTAAGACAATCAACTTCAAGGCACTGCAACATAACCGTAAGATATTCCTAGAACCTATGCGTAAGCATGGTATTACTATGGATATAATTCCTGGCAATCATGACGTGTACTACAAGAACACCAATGAGTTGAACGCACTGAAGGAACTACAAGGTCACTACATGAATGAAGTGAACCTCGTAATGAAACCATGCGTCATTAACTACGGTGGAACTGATATGGCATTGATTCCTTGGATTAACCCTGAGAACGAAAAAGCAACACTTGAGTTTCTAAAGAACACAAAAGCAACACTCGTGGGCGCACACTTGGAACTACAAGGTTTCGAAATGTCACGTGGTCAGGTATGTATGGAAGGTATGGACAAGAGTGTGTTCGATAGATTCGAGACTGTTCTGACTGGTCACTTCCATGCCAAGTCTAGTATGGGTAACATCCATTACCTTGGTGCTCAGATGGAGTTCTTCTGGAATGACTGTGACGACCCCAAACACTTCCATGTGCTTGATATGGAAACAAGAGAGATGGAAGCGATACGTAATCCTATTACAATCTTTGAGAAGATTTACTACGACCACGAGAACATGGCAAAGTTCCAAGACCTCTCTTATCTTGACAATAAGTTTGTGAAGGTTATCGTTACCAACAAGGGTGACCCATATGAGTTCGAACGATTCATTGACCGTGTACAAGCACAGAAGATTCATGAACTGAAGATTGCGGAAGACTTCAAAGAGTTCACTGGTGAGAATGTGAGTGACAATGTGTCGGTAGAAGACACCGAGACTTTGGTAATCAACTATATTGATGCTGTTCATACTGACCTAGATAAGTCACGAATAAAGAAAGAAGTATCAAGTCTGATGATAGAAGCACAGAGTATGGAGATTGTATGAGTACTAAGAACGACATTACTGGAGATAACATCCAGTCCAAAGTCCTTTCAAAACAGGGCAGAGACAACTGGGATGCCATCTTTGGTAAGAAAGAAGAAAAGAAGTCCTCGACATGGGAACACTATTGTATAGCTGAAGCAACCCTATTGGGTGTCGAGGCGGGTCAAGAGTGTAACTGGTGTGGACTTAGTGAATATGAATTCAATGACGAGGACTCAAACCCACAGCTTGACTTATAGTGTCGGCTGTGGTATTATTACATCATGATAAAATTTCAGAAACTTCGATTCAAAAACTTCCTATCAACAGGAAACAATTTTACCTCAGTCGATTTTGATACGACACCTACTACTCTGGTTGTAGGACAGAACGGTGCGGGTAAGTCTACTATGTTGGATGCCCTGTCGTTTGGTCTGTTCGGTAAACCCCATCGGAAGATATCCAAAGGTCAGTTGGTCAACACCATTAATGGCAAGGGTACTGTCGTTGAGGTAGAGTTCGGTATCGGTACACAGACCTATAAGGTTGTACGTGGTATCAAACCTAATCGATTTGAGATATGGGTTAATGGTAGTATGGTTAACCAAGACTCACACGCCAAAGAATACCAATCGATGCTTGAGAAGAACATTCTCATGTTGTCCCACAAATCATTCCACCAGATTGTTGTACTAGGGTCATCATCCTTTGTACCCTTTATGCAGTTGACAGGTGGTTCGAGACGTGAGGTAATCGAAGACCTACTCGACATCAATATGTTCAGTAAGATGAACTCTCTGTTAAAGGAGAAGATGGCCATCCTTAAGGGTGAGATTGCTAGTAACGTCCATGCGTTAAATCTTGTTGATACTAAAATCAACGCACAGAAGAAGTATCTCCGTGACCTGAGTGCGATATCCTCGCAACAGAAGAAAGAGAAACTTGACAACATCAAACACTTACAGGAAAACATCCGCAACCTCAATAACTCTAATGAGTCACTTACCAATGCAATAACGACATACGAAGTTCTCGGTGACCAAGTTGATAAGAACAATGCGGAGTTGAATCAACTCAACGAGTTTGCCGCACAGTTTAAGGTACAACAGAAGGAAATCGTTAAACAGGCAAAGTTCTACGAGACCACGGACTTGTGTCCTACGTGTGACCAAACTATTGACAAGAAGTTAAAAGAGTATCATCTCAATACGTGTAAGACCAAGGCGGGTACTATCGCAACTGCGTTAGAGATGCATGATAGTAGGAAGACTATATTGGATGCACAGATAGACGAACTCAATGTTAAGTTAGATGAGATTCGTGAATGGCAGTCTACTATTCGTGCAAACGCTCAGGAGATTGGTACACTCAACCGTAACATTGACGGACTCAACAGTGACATCACTCGTATTGATAATGAGAGTGGTGACCTGTCTGAAGCGAACTCTGAGTTAGAGACTCTACGTACCGACAAGGAAGAGCTCCAAGACTCCAAGTATAAACTGAACGAACAGAGTTCATACAATCAAGTCTATAGTGAGTTGTTAAAAGATACTGGTATCAAGACTAAGATTATTAAACAGTACCTCCCAGTTATCAACCAGTTGACCAACAAGTACTTACAGATTCTAGATTTCTTCGTACACTTTGACTTAGACGAGGGTTTCCAAGAGACCATCCGTTCACGTCATCGTGATGCATTCTCTTACGATTCATTCAGTGAAGGTGAGAAGCAACGTATCGATTTGTCCCTACTATTTACGTGGAGACAGATTGCGAAGATGAAGAACAGTGTTGCGACCAATCTACTAATCCTTGATGAGACATTTGACTCATCGCTGGATGAAGAGGGTATTGAAAACCTCATGAAGATTATATCAACATTGGGTGAGGATACCAACGTGTTTGTTATCTCCCACAAGAGTGAACTCGAAGATGCACATTTCCATCGTAAGATTGAGTTCGTAAAAGAAAAGAACTTTAGTAAAATTAAAGCTTGACAACCTGTGCATTATCCTGTATAATTCACCTATATTATTAAATAAACCAAGAGAGAAATACATTATGGAATTATCCGACACTACCCTGAACGTTCTTAAGAACTATTCAACCATCAACCCTAACATTGTTATCACAGAAGGTAACACACTAAGAACTATATCCGTTGCACGGAATGTCTTATCTACCGCTGAACTGAGTGAATCATTCCCCCAGTCGTTTGGTATCTATGACCTGACCGAGTTCCTGAACGTTCTGTCCCTAGTCGATTCCCCAAGACTCAAGTTCTCTAAGGACTATGTAACTGTTGGTGATTCCACTGGTCGTTCGTCTGTGAAGTACTTCTTCTCTGACCCTGAGATGTTGACTTCGCCTGGCAATAAAATCAATATGCCAGAAGCGGACGTTAAGTTTACTCTAGATACAGATACGTTAGGCAAAGTAAAACGTGCAGCTGCAGCACTTGGTCATGATGAGATTTCTATCAGACCTGTAACTGGTGCGGTTCGTCTATCTGTCGTTGACAGTAAGGACGCAACGAGTAATGCATTCTCTATTGACGTAGAGGGTACATACCCCGAAGGAGTTGACTTCAACTTCATCATGAATGTTAGTAACCTTAAGGTTGTTAACGAAGACTTTGAGGTCGGTATCAGTTCGAAACTTATCTCACAGTTCACGAGTAAACAGTCTACGATTGAATACTTTATTGCACTTGAAAAATCATCTACTTACGGAGAATAAACGATGGCAAAAGCACAACAACAAAAAGACCACACAGCAATCTACGAACTCGGCAATCGGGTATCTCGTTCTACAGTTGCAGTAATTGATACTGTAGTACAACGAGGTGGATTTAAAGGTGAAGAGTTATCCACTATTGGACAACTACGTGACCAAGCAGTTCAGATTATCCAACTCTGTGAAGAGCATCAATCTGAACAATCAGTTGACGAGTAATCGTTGATACGGGGGGTGAAATTCCCCCCAACTTTACCTTGACTTTTTGTTTCATATACTGTACAATGTATATCTTATGAAACACTTTATTACTTTTATTATGGAGACACAATGTCTAAAGAATTCCTCTGGGTCGAGAAACATCGCCCACATACAATCGCTGACACCGTTCTACCGCAAGACCTGAAAGATACGTTTCAGAAGATTGTAGACTCTGGTGAGATTCCTAATATGTTATTCACTGGTACGGCTGGTACTGGTAAGACTACGGTTGCACGTGCAATCTGTGACGAACTTGGTATTGACTACATCGTCATCAACGGTTCCGAAGAAGGTAACATCGATACCCTACGTGGTAAGATTAAACAGTTTGCCTCATCGGTATCTCTCTCTGGTGGTTACAAGGTTGTAATCCTCGATGAGGCAGACTACCTTAACGCACAATCAACCCAACCCGCACTACGTGGTTTCATCGAAGAGTTCTCCCAGAACTGTCGATTCATCCTGACGTGCAACTTCAAGAACAAAGTAATCGAACCACTCCACTCTCGTTGTGGTGTCTATGAGTTCAACACTTCTAAGAAGTCTATGGCAGACTTGTGTGGTCAGTTCATGAAGCGTCTACAAAACATCCTTGATAATGAGGGTGTGTCTTATAAGAATGATGTGATTGGCCCTGTGATTATGCGTCACGCACCAGACTGGAGACGTGTTCTTAATGAATGTCAACGTCACTCTATCTCTGGTAAATTGGAAACTGTAGTTATCCAAAACGACCTTAATGAGAACTATAGTATCCTTTTCAAGTCCCTCAAGACCAAGGACTTCAAGAAGATGCGTTCGTGGGTCGTAAACAACATGGATGTTGAACCCGCAACAATCTTTCGTGGTGTCTATGATGCGATGGAAGGTAATGTTGTCCCAACGTCTATTCCACAACTAGTACTCATTCTCGCTGATTATCAGTACAAGAATGCGTTTGTGGCAGACCATGAACTTAACCTAGTCGCCTGTCTCACTGAGTGTATGGCGAACGTGGAGTACCAGTAATGCACCTTATTCGTAATGCACTTCAAACCCCAGACGGGACTATACTAGAGTCTACACATAGACATGACTATAAAGAATACACCGATGCCAATGGTAAACACTACATGGTTGACGGTGGTCTGGATTACGTAAGACGTACTGTTCACGATGACCAGATTGATTTGTGTGAGTACGATGATGCACCACATGAACGTCAACGTAATATCCTTAAATGGGG